CAAAATGTTTTCTGATTGATTTTTATGCGCTTGGTGTAAAAAGCGAACTACGCTTCTTTGGCCAATTCTAAAATACATTTCCTTTGGTTCCATATTTATATCTGGAGTTTTTTCAGGAAATAATTCGTCTAAAGCTTCCAGTAAATCTTTTGAAATTATTGGAAGTTTCTCTTGTTTTTGTTGCATATATCTAAACTGTCCTGTTGTTAATTAAGAATAATCTCTTTCCAAAATCATCTTCAAATAATGAATTGCTTTTTTAATATCCTCTTCGCCACCTTTGTATTTGTGTCTACAAATGTATTTAATGGCATTACCTTCAGCGAATGGGAGATTATTTTCGTTTATAAAGTAAGCTGGTTGAACCTTCATTTTAGAATAATGGTTTCCACCTTCTTGATACTTTAAAGTTTCAAACAATGATTTATCGGTCATTACTTTTTTCTGTAATTGTCGTACCATTGTTGCCAACGCTTCTGTTCTCTTTCTCTTTTAATTTCTAAATAGATGTTGATGTACCAACCAAGCAATCCACCTGTGGCTATCAAAGCAATATTTTTAATTATATCTTCCATAAAATTGGTTTCTTATTTTTGCTATCCCAATCAGAATTTCTTAAAATTCTAGCTAGTCTAGCTTGGGTTAATGCATACGCTTCATCAAGGTCTGCTCTTTTGTATTCAGCAACTACAGCCTTCCACATACTTAATAAATCTTTAGGACATAGTGCTAAAACTCTTTGTGCTTTTACGTCTCCAACTTTTGGACAACCTGGATAGTTGTCTGTCAAATCACCTTTTAAAGTTTGATACATAAAATTATAATTTGCTGTTTGCTCATCAACTAATTCAGTTGAGCCATCGTGAATGAAATGATGTAATCCTGGTATAGTTCTCATATCTTTATCTGAAGACAGAATTACTGCGTTGTCCTGGTATTCAGGTGAGGTTGCTAAAATACCTAATACATCGTCACCTTCTAATCCTGGATAAATTATACAATTATAATTTTTTGTAAGATGTTCTTTTAAAGGTTTAACAATAATTGGTTTTCTAGTTCCTCTTCTATTAGATTTATAATCTGGATAAACTTGGCTTCTAAAATTAACTTTATCGTCTAAAGCAATAATAGCTTCATCACAGTTTAATTTTTGTAAATAATATTTAATTGAATTATCTAAAGTTTGCTTACCTAGTGAAAAATCTGCGTGGAGTGTCCACATATCAAAATCCCATTCAGTAGCTTCTTCCAGTGCTGATGCAATTCTATAAACTAGAACTGAACCATCTACTAATAGCTTACGCTTTTTTATTTTAGTTTTACCTACCATAATTTTATTTTTTTGAGTTTGATGATATTTTGAGAAGGAATAGTTGTTGTGTTTCCACAATCACCTATAGTTGTTTCATCATCAAAATTAATGTCTGAAACAAATTTATAACAATCGTTATCTGTACTAACTAACCAACCAACTGAAATACATATAGTTGGTAAATATTGTTTGATTGTATTTATGTTTTCCCAAGTACAATTAGAATTAATGTCTATCCAGTGAGCTACATAAAAATCATAAGGAAATGTTTTTTTAGTTAACTTTGGTAGTTTTATTTTTGATTTCAATTGACCTCCATAAATCTATAAATTCTGTCATAGGAATTAAGACACACTTGGAAGCATTGTTGTCTCCAAGCATTCTAATGATTTCGTGTTTGCGTTTTTTATTTTTGAGTAGAAATTTACTAACTATCTTTTTTAAAATGTTTACTGGAACTACTGTGAAACCAATTATAGTTTCTCCAGAATTAAAACTTTGAACCCAATATTTAGCTTTTGTACTTTTAAGACCTGAAGGTTTTTTATAACTTTCTAATTCAATACAAAGGTTTCCTGACTTTTGCCAAAAATTATATTCAGTTTTAATTTCGATTTTGTCTTCACCTAGGCCTAAAATGTCTGCAATTCTTTTTTCATTTCTTTGACCTTTAGCCAAATCAACGTCAAAATATTTGTTGTTGTTAAACATAAAAAAATAAATTAAAAACCGTCTGCGTGCCCTCGTGGTGAAATGGTAGACACAAAGGACTTGAGTTAAATTGAGTGCACTAGACGAAAGTTTAGATGTAGAACCTTTTAAATTCGGTGAAGGCTTAACTGCTAATACCGAGCCAAGACACAAGCGATGTGTAAGGTGTAGAGACTAGACAGAAGGAAGCTTAACTGCTTAAGGTATAGTCCAGACCACAAAACGAAAGTGTAGCGAAAGCTATAGTGGTATGAAAATCCTTGCCCTTTTGGGAGTGCCAGTTCGAGTCTGGCCGAGGGCACCAGTTAATGAGTATCTGCCCAATTTTTTCCAACCTTATATTCGGCATCTAAAGGACATCTAAAATTATAATAAATTCCAGCATCTATAATAGATTGTTTAGCTAACTCTCCTACTTCATCAGATAAATTAGACTTACACTGTAACTGTAGCTCATCGTGAATATGAGCAACCATCTTAACGTCATCATTATAATTTTTCTCTTTTAATTTTTTATGTAAAATTACTGTAGCCATCTTCATTAAGATTGCTCCAGCACTTTGTATTAATAAATTTAAACTTGAATGTTCAGACCTTGCTATTAGTTTTCTTTTATCTAAACCAAATAAGTAACCTTGGTTTTTGACTTTAACTAAAACATTATCTTTTAATTTTTTCAAAGCAGGTAATGCTTCAAATAATTTTATTTTAATTCGTCTTCCTTCTTTAGCTGATAACCCAACAACTTCACCAAGCCTACTATCTCCGATACCATAGATTGCACCATATATAACCCTCTTCGCCAAATCTCTTGACGGTAAGCCAATCTGTTTTTGATTGTAGGTGTGAATATCCCCAGTGAGTAATTGCTCTTTAAAACTCCCACCATCGTACGCACCGAGATAATGAGCAAGACAACGAAGTTCAAGACCGCTAGCGTCACAGCCAATAAGAACAGTATCATTAGGAGCAATAAATAAAGACCTACATTCTTTACCATAAGGTACACCAACACTAGGTGTTTGAGCGACATTAGGTTTTTGATGTGTGCAACGACCTGTGTTGGCACCATTTGTAATAACTTGTCCATAAATTTTTCCATTCTGTTCTAACTTTAACCAGGCATTAGTTCCTTCAGCTAACTGTCCAATTCTTTTTTGAATTAAAAAATGTTCTGCTAATACTTTTGCTTCAGGATAATCCAAAGTAGATAAAACGCTTTCATCAACTTTTGGTTTACCATCTGGTGTAAATAATTTTGGTTTCCATCCTTTATTCATTAACCTATCTGCGATGTGGTCTCTTGAATTAGGATTAAAGGTAATCTCTTCATACCTCTTAATTGGAACTCCTTTAGTGTATCCTAGAGTTTTATTATCTCTTTTAGGTACAAAAGTTCCTTTATATTTTTGCCAATTTGGGAAGGTTGAAGCTAGAATTGCTTCCAACTCCAACCTTCTGTTTGCAAGTGAGGTATACAGCTTCTTTGCAGAAGCCACATCGAAATGAAATCCGTGTGCTTCTTGTAGATGAATACATCTAGCAAAGTCGTGCTCTAACTTGATTGCCTCTTTTGAGTAGTTTTGCTTCATAATTAACTTGTATAATTCAAAGTTAACATCCACATCCTTCTCACAATACTTCTGAAGTTCTAATGACCAGGTAGAGAAATCTCCATTTTTAATGAAGTCTCCTTTTCTTAATCCTAATCTATAACCCCAGCTTTCAAGAGAATGTCTACCAGCTAAATTCAGTGGTACTTCTTTCATTTGAAAGTCTAGTTCTTTCCTATTAGTCCATATCAATCGGCTTACTAATAAAGTATCAAATACTTCTCCATCAATAGAATATTCAGGATATAGTTTTTTAATAACTGGCAGGTCATATTTTAAAATATTGTGACCAACTAATAAGTTTGAGTTACTTAAAATGTTAAGACCTTGTTTAATTGTATCTCCATAACAAGAATACAATTTTCCAGTATCTATATCTTTAATAACTATTGAATGAATTTTAGTGACCTCTGATATTAAACCATCGGTTTCAATATCAAATATTACATTCATAGTTTTTGTTTAGTTTATAACCACTACAGATATGTCATCTATCAATGGCAGTTTGTGTGAAATCCTTTGGAATGCTTTAATTAAAATTTGTTTACTCTTTGGATGGTGAACAAATAATAATGGAATTATTCCAGGATGTTTTAATTGAAGATAAAGAATATGAAGTATTCTGTTTAATAAAGAATACACATACAGTTTATCGTTGTCAGATAATTTATTAAAATAATTATCATTAATTAAATAGCTTCTTAAAAATTTTCTAATTGTTCTAGTTAATTGTGGTCTGTTCATCTTCAATGAAATCTCCTTCAGATAATCTTCCAGTATCTTCATCGTAGACAAGTGTAGTTGCTACTCCAGTGTCGCCTGTGTAACGATTTTTTAAAACTCTTACTGTCATTAGATTATGATTTTCTTCAGATTGTTGATTACGTTCAAAGCCAATAACTATGTCTGATAATTGAGCTAGAGCGTGTGAGCCTCTTAAGTGACTTAAGGAAGTTAATGCTCCTTCTTCGTGACCTTGTTTAGACTCTATTCTTTTTAAATGACAAACTAAAATTAAACCAAAGTTACATTCTTCAACCAATGTTCTTAACTTGGTCATTGTATAATCAATTAATTTTCTTTCATCACCTTCTAACCCTGACACCACCATATTGATGTGGTCTAAAAAGATGTAATCACAATCACATCCTTTAACTAAATATCTAATTTTAGACATTAAGTTTTCAGAGTCCGTTGAACCAAAGTGTTTATGAAAATAAGTATAAGGTTGAATTTTATCCCAAGAATTTTTTAGAGTTTGTTTATCTAAAGTTTTTCTTACTTCTTCTTCGTGTATTTTTTGGTTTAAATTAATACTCATTAAACCTCTAACACTTCTAGCAACGCTTTCTTCTAAAGCGATGTATCCAATAGTTTTACCTTTAGAAATTAAATTATAAGCAATCTCTCTACATACTTGAGATTTACCTGTGCCACTTCCAGCAGTTAGTAATACTATTTCACCTTTACGAATGCCTTTACATTTTTTGTTAAGTCCATTCCAAATGTATGGTGTGCTTTCTTTACTGTCATCTTGAATTACTAATTCCCAAGTATCAGCACCAGCAATAATTCCTTCTGGAGTATATGGTCTAGCATTCCAAACGTGATGGATAATATCCTGGCCTCTGTTGGACACCAACATTTCGTTGGCATCCTTTAGAGGTAACTTGGAGATACGAGCTTTTTTTGGCGAAAACAATTGAGCACATTCTAGTGAAGCTTTGTTACCTGGTTCATCGTTATCAAACATTAGAACTACAGTTTCAAAACTTTCTAACCACTCTAAATTTTTCTTAATATATTTTTTAGCTGATTGAGCACCACTAGGTACAGACACAACTGGCCATTTATTATTCTGAACTTGAGATACTGACATAGCGTCAATCTCTCCTTCAGTAATCGTAATCATTTTCTGATTACCTTTCCACTTATGTTGTCCGAATAAACAGACTTCATCTAAATCACCTAACCAAATAAATTTCTTATTTGGAAATCTTATGTGTTGAGCAACTACTTGATATTTTTCATTATAGTAATTTGCTATCTGAACTACTTCACCATTGTATTGTCCAACTTGATAGTTAAAGAACTTGCAGGTTTCAGAAGTAATTTTTCTTTTTGTTAAATCTTTATACTCACCAGTAATCATATCACTGGCCATAGAAGAATTTACAAATTCAGGTTCAGTAACAGCAGGCTCTCTGTAATTGCAACCAAAGCACCAGGCGTGCCCATCAGAATATCTTCCTAAATTATCTTTAGACTTACATTCTGGACAAGGTTCGTGTCTGATAAATTCGCTTTCATTTTTATTTTCCAGGCTGTTCATCTTCATCCCTTTCATCACCAGGAAGATAATCACCTTCAA